AGCAGTTAATCCATTTGATTTATGGAAAGGTGCAAACTTCAAGTTAAAGATTCGTAAAGTTGATGGTTATCAAAATTATGATTCTTCATTATTTGAATCACCAGGCCCTTTATTGAATGATGATGATGAGTTGGAAGCAATTTGGAAGAAAGAGTTTTCTCTACAAGAGCAGATTGCTGATTCTAAGTTCAAGTCTTATGATGAGTTACAGAGTAGATTGAATAAAGTATTAGGTTTAAATGGTGAAACAGTTGCACCTAAGACTACTGTTGAAACAATCAAAGAGCAAGTAAAGAAAGCACCTAAGATTGATGAAGAAGATACTCCGTTTGAACCAGATGTAACTGAAGATGATGATTTAAGTTATTTTGCTAAGATGGCAGAAGAAGATTAATTCTTCTAAATATCAGTAACACACCCGCCATGCCTCTCAATGATGCACACTTTGGCGGGTTTTTTATACCGGAATTGTAGAGTTGGTAATTACTTTGAGTATTGTAGAATCGTCATCTCTTGCTCTAGATGGTTGTAATTGTTTAATTTCATCTTTTAGATTACCAATATTATTAACTTTATTAATTACAGTTGTTGAAGCTTCTTTATTTTTTTCTATCATACTATTTGTTAAATTATTCAATTCTTCACTAACAGTATTAAATTTATTTAATATTTCATTTGTTTCTGGATGATTTTTTAAGTATTCAACTTTTATTTCTTGAAATTTTTCTTCTGCTGCACCCGTAACATATTCTTCACCTTCTTTTAATTTTTCTGGAATTTTTACGGCTCTTACAAAATCTAAAGTACTGGCAACATTTCCTCGGCCTTCACCATCAAGTTTAATGAATTTTAAAGGTGCAGTGCTGACAGGAGTATTTTTTTGTCCATATACAGTACCGGTCATTCTTAATTCTTTATTATCAAGACCTTTTAAAGATTTATTTTCATCTGTTCCTGAAACTTGATAACCCGCTTCTTTCATTCTAGGAACTAAAACTTCTTGTTCATATTTTACCTTTTCGGCGTAATATTGTGATGCTAATTCATTAAATTTTTCTTTAATTTTATTTAATGCTTCTGGTGTGGTATGTGGATTTTGCCTTGATTTTTGATATTGTTCTCTCAGTCCATCCATTTGTTTAGCAATTTGTGCCGCTTTCGGGCCAATTTCAATTTCATCACCATATTCTTCATATTTTTGAGTAGCATAGAGTCCTGCTGCACCCACACCAATAGCGGCTAAGCCAAGTCCAGCGCCAGTAGTCATAACTTCAGCTAGTGCAGCAATTCCTGGAATTTTTTTAGCTAAACCTAAAATTTGTCTAGAAACAAAACCTATAAAAGGCACTATTAATTTTTCTATTAATGATGTACTTAATGATATAATCAATTTAGCAATAGGTTTAATTAAGAGCCCAAATACTTTTAACACATTATTTCCTATAACTTCCAATACTAAACCACCAATAGAAGAAAATAAACTGCCTATTAAAGGTATTGCTTTCAAAATTAAAGATAATGGTTTTAAAATAATACCTAACGCAGACTTCATACCTGAAAGCATTTTTTCAATCCAAGATTCGCCTTTTTTTGGTTCTTCCATTTTTTCTTCTTTACTCATTAATCCTTCGATGAGTTTTTTGTGTCTTTTTTTATCTTCGTCAATTTGTTCTTGGCGAAATGCTTTTTCTATTTCATATTTTTTAACTTCATCTTGATAATTTTTTTCCATGAAATTATACATCTTAGCCAATATATCGGCAGAAGAATCACCAGATTTTAATTTTCCAGATTGATTTGGACCAACGGTGCTTATTTGTGGATTTTTTTTATTTTTTTTATTTCCACGAACACTAAAAGAATCATTTTGTAATTCATAATTATTCGATTTGGTCGTTAATCCGCCAAGAATCTTCGAAAGATTTAAAGATTCTTTTATACCAGATGCTCTGTTTTTAAATTTTTCTGAATATTCCATTTTAATCTACGTAGTTGTATTGTTTTTTTAATAATGGTGGGTAAGAATATTCGTTTTCTTCTCCCATAGCATATGTAGTTGCCGGTTTAATCACATTAGTGGTATTATTTACTATATTTAAACCTGAAGATGCATCAGCAACCTTCATATCTTTTTTCATATCTCTTGTTTCACTATAAGTTTTATCAGCAGAAGATAATTTATAATCAGGTACAACAGGATTTAAATTAAATGATTCAGATTTTGTAACATCAACTTTTTGACCATCTTTTAATAATTCATAATGTAAGTGTGGACCTGTAACATGACCTGTTGCACCCACTTCACCTATTTTTTGCCCAGCAGAAACTATGTCACCAACCCTAACATCAGTCTTTGAAAGATGTGCATATCTCGTTTTAAAACCACTACCATGGTCAACTTCAATATAAGTTCCATAACCACCTTCTTGGTAACCAACAGTAGAAACTTTTCCATCTTTAGTTGATACAACAGGATCATGTAAATTGCCTTTAATATCTACACCACCATGTTCTCCCGATACACCGCCCAACATTCTTTTACCAAATGGGCTAGTTATATTTTTAGGTAATATCTTGGCTAAGTTTGTTGTAGGTTTTGATTCTTTATCCAACGACATTTTAAATTCTTCACGACCAGCAAAACCTTTGTTACCACCTTTACCACCTTCATAAGTTGATGTTCCTTTTGTGTTTTTAATTGCTGCCCAAATTTTTGCGGTTTCATCAATTGCTTTAGATAAATCTTCTTCACTTCCACTTTTTTTATATTTTGCAACGGATGGTGCTCGTTTTTCAATTTGATAACTAGCCAATTTATCTTGTATTTCTTTATTAAATTTTTCTTCACCAGTTAACTTTAAACCTTTAACTGTATCCGAAAGTGTATCAGGAGTAAATTGATAGGCACCAGCCGCAAATATTTTTTTCTCTTTTTGCATTTTCATGACTTCATTTATTGTCATGTTTTCTAATCCTGGCAATCCTCCTGGAGTATCTCCCGCCACTCCTTTATTGATTGCATGATATCCTGCAGATCCTGCTTCATATTTTCGTATGAGAGATAATAAATCTCCCGTATCTGTCATTTTTGTTTCTGTTTTTGGTAAATTTGATAAATCCAAATTAAAGTCTTTCATTGCATCTTTGAAAGTTTCTTCAAATTTTTCTTTCCAATCGGTATTAAGTAAAATATCACCTCCAATAGCTGCAATACCATAAATGTTTTGCAAGAATCTTGGGCTTCTACTTTTTTTAATTTTTCCCGAACTTGATTTAAGATTTTTCTTTTTGGATATTTTTGATGGTTTTATATTAGAAACCGCACTTACAGATTCTATGGTTTCTTCTAATGCATTTTCTTTTTTTTTATTAACTTCTCTTTGATATTTTTTCTCATCTCTTGTTTTTTTATTTTGAAATGATTGTTGCTCTTGCATAAGATTATACATTTTAGCAAGAATGTCAGCTTCGCCATCACCAACTTGAACTTCTTTAACGGGGCCTTGGCCTATTTTGGTACGTTCAGGATCTTTTTTTGTATCTACCGTTGATGATTCTTGTGTTTGTTTTGTATTGGGAGCACCAAACAAAGATTGATTGTTTTGTGCTTGTTGTCTTGCGGGATTAGGCTTTGCTACACCCGATAAAAGATTTGAAATAATTGGGCCAGAATTTGATGTAAAAGTTTCACCCATTTTTTCAAGTTGAGCTCTTTGTGATAATATATTATCACGGCGTTGAACATCTTCTTCAGTAACGCCATATTTTTTTCTTAGTTCTTGTTGAATTTCTAGTCGTCTTTTTTCTTGCTCAATTTTCCTCCATTCGTCAATTATTTCTCTTTGGTCAGAACTCAACAGACTCAAATTATTATCAATTAGTTTTAATGTTTCTTCAAATTTACCTTTACTCAAAAGGTCCCATATTACCAATTCATTTGGTTTTTCTTTTTTAGATTCTTTTGTCTGTGGTGTTTTTTTTATTTCTGTGCCAGCACCCTCAGTAGAATAACCTTTACCTTCTTGCAAAGGTTCTGGTTTATCAATACCATGAAGTTTATTGATTAATTGTGAGATACCTCTAGCAGTTTTTCCCGCCATTTATCGCCTTTTCATTGCAGCTTGTTGTTGTTTTATTTTTTCATTTTCTTCTTCAATATGCTGAACGAGCATAGCAATATACACATCTCTCTCCCACGGTATCATATTTTCAAGTTCCGTGAGAGAATACTTATGGTGTTGCATCAAAGAGAAATTAGTTTTATAATAATTTCTCAAATTGTCATAACAAAATATTACCCGAAAAAACTTTCGAGCCCTTCCATATTAATACTATGGTCAAATCCACACTTAGAACATTTTATTTCAATTTTCTTATTCATTCGTGGTAGATTTTCAAAGAATTGTTCCATTTTACTAAACTGTTCTTGATTCAACGATTCAATAAATTGTAATAATTCTTCTCTTGGTGTTTCATATGCGTGGTAATATTGTTCACCATCAAAAATCCATTCAACACTATCCATCATTACTTCAAATGCAACATCTACCGCTGACTCTTTGTTCTTTAACTTTTGTACCAAAGAAAATTCAGGATATTTCATCTTAATTGAAATTTTATCTGTAATCTGAATTACTTCTTTGTTATTTTCACTAAACTCTACTTTAATATCCAGTAAATTAAAACTGGCTTCCATTCTATTACCACATTGTTTGTCATTTACTTCATTAGTACAAACATATTTGTTTTCTACAATTTCACCAACAGAACGAGCACGAAGATTAATAAAATAATATTCAATATCAATTACAGGTAGTTTATCAATATCAATATTTTCTGTAATGGTGCAATTGTTTAATATTTGACGAATGTTTCTTTCAATCGTTTCTTTATCGTCTGATTCCATCGCCATCATTAAATTCTTTTGTTCTTTTACTAAGAACGGTCTGAATTGAATTTTCTTTTTAGAAAGAGGCAATTCTAATTCATATGTTGGTGCATCAATTTTTGGCAAAGCCATTTTAAATCTCCCTATTCAAATCAATTAAAGTGATGATATTAATGAAGTCAAGGCACCTGATGCAAAGTTTTGACTCAATGTACTTACGGTAGCATTTTGCCATTGTTTATAGACAAATATTACTGTTAGTTCATGAAACTTATCAGATGACCAATCTAAATCCATTTGTTGTACGTCAATTGGAAATGCTTCTTGTAATACTCCAGCATAAGTCAAATTATTTGATACGTCATATTGATTAACCACAACGTCTACAGCATAATTTGATTTATATTGAAAATTGTAAGTTGTTGTCGGATTAATTAATTCCATCCAAGCATCAAAAAATATCTTTTCATTCATATCATCAGAAACAATAAAAGTAAATTCTGCTTGTTCATAATTTGTGTGATATGGAAACTTTTCGACTGGTGCAGAACCCATTTTCTTTTCAGCAGTTTCAAATACTCTGCCAGGTAATTGAGCCTGTTTACACCTAAAAGTTAAACCTCTTGCAGAAGTGATATAAGAAGCCAATGATAAAGGAACAGGAATAGTTACATCAAATCTTGATGGGCGAGCAATATCAACATTAAAACTGGCACGAAAATCGTTTATATTACCAGGCATTTATACCCCTTTTATTTCGTTTACTGAATCTTCCCAAACTTCTTGTGGTTTGGCACCCTTAAATTGTTGTACCGGTAATACCAATGCCACTTCCCACTCATTTGGCTGAACGGCAAGTATTTTTGATTTAATATGACCATGTAAATAACGCTTAATACATGGTTTAAACTCTCTAAACCGCTTGGAGGCCTGCAAAATGTCATAGGTGACTTTAATTCTCTTAATCTCATTTTCAGGTGTGTAGGTTGCGTAATCCATGAGTTTACCGATAAATGCCAACCTATATTTAAGTGGCAAATAATGAAGATTTAAGCCTAAAAAGCCATCTGGATATCTCTGTAATGCCAATACCAAAGGGAACTTATCATAATACGGTAAATCATCTTTACCTTTTGGGTCATAAAAGAAATAATACAAATAACCCAACATAAATTTATTAGTTTGTCTAAATTCTTCACGAGCAATCGCACCAGGTACAGAAGATAGACCTCTTAAATTTTGAATCTTGTTTAATAACCATTGAACAGATTTTTTGGATAATGCTTCCAATTCTGCTGGTTTTTGCTGTGCGAGTGTTGTTAGTTTAGATGCCATATTCTATTTAGTTGATACCTAGATGTTCTTCGGTTAATACTTTAAACTCCCAACCACGGTCTAAACAGTATTCGTTAGCCGCTTTCCATTTTGCCTGATTGACACCATAGGTTACAACTTCATTTACATATTGTTTAGTCATTCTTTGGCGTGGTTCAGGAGGCAAAGTTTGTTTTTTTGGTTTAACTTCAAGCATCATAGTCTTGAGTTTACCTTCTTTAGTTCTTATTTTAACTAAAAAATCTGGGAAATATCTATGTCTTTTACCATCAGCTGGTGATATATAAGGAACAATCAATTCTTCAGAAGCCCAATTAATAATATCGTCATTATTGTCTAACCAATGCATTACTTTCGCTTCCCAACTCGAGCGATAGACAATATTTGTAGGATCCCCAATATATTTTTGAGGGTTACGAGGTTTAAATAGTCCAGAATATGCCATAAATAGTATATATTCAACAAAAAAGGTTACCATGGCTTTTACAGTAATTCCTACAAATATTGGTGGTGTCAGTTTAAATTCCTTAGCTAATCCTTTGGCTTCACTTCTAAATGGGACACCTTCAGCTCAGGTAATGACTTATCCATCAGATTTGGGTTCAAATCCTGCCATGGGACATGCGGTCATATTTCAAGCATATGATTATAAAACAGGATTAGGAAATTCGGCTGCAAATTTTGTAAATCAACTTGGTGCTGGAATTTCAAATGCTATTAGTGGCGAAAATGCATCTTTACCTACTGCAGAAAGTTTTTTAAATAATGTACAAACTGGATTAGGAAAAATTGCAAACTTAGGCCTAAAAAGTTTAACAGCAAGTCAGTATACTCCGTTAACACAAGGAGCGCCATTAGCCACAATTAATTTGTTTATGCCAGAAGAATTGCAAGTAGAATATAATGCAGACTGGAATAAAGTTAGTTTA